ATGTAAAGGACACTGCTTGGTTTGATTGTGAGGTAAGGGCGTTATGTGAACCAAAGATACCCTGCGTTCCACTATTGAAAGAGATACCGTTACTGTTGGTGAACGAGAGGGTTTGGAATGCTACAGAACCAGAGGTGAACGATACTGCCTGATTGGATTGTGTACTTAATCCGTTATGTGAGGCTGTCATCGTTCCATTATTGGAAAGGCCAAATGTAATCCCATTAGAATTAGCAAACTCTATAGTACCCGTATTTTGGGTATAGGTTCCTGATCCCTTTATAGCTGCACCACCTCCAGCTCCAGGAGGAGCAACACTGAGTGAGATACCATTGCTAAATATGGTTCCTGTTATGTTTGTCCCCGTTACTCCACCTGTTGCATTAACAAAATCGGTTCCCCGATTCGAGGCCATTGCTGTGGTTAGATGAGTTACTGATGCCATATTTTATAGTGAAGTAGCTATGAGTTCTCCAGAATTGCTGATGGTGATTCGCCACCGAGTCGAGTCTGGAGACTTGAGTATCACCCCGTAGGTCGTATCGGTGATTTCAATATCTTTTGAATGGTTGTGTTGACCGTACCATGTTGCATTTGCGGTATTGGCCATACCCATTATACCAATGTCGGTGCCATTATCTGATTCAAAGAGTATACCGTCTGTTGCATCCCCCGCGAGTGAGTGGATGTGGAGTCGATCAGTTAGTTTGTCGTAGGTAAAGTGGGAGTCAGACCCAAATACTCCTCCATCATTAAATTGAATTTCGGTGGTGTTCCCAGCAGGAGTTCCTCCTATAGAAGAGGAAGAACGCACTTCATCTATCTGTGCTTGAAGTCCCATAGCCAACTTACGGAAGTCAGGCATCCCGAGGGTGTCTATGTTTTCTTTGAAGCGTTCACTGAACTCTGAACGTATCTGGTCGAGGAGTTCTTTTGGGTCAAAGGCTTCTGGGATCTCTAGGGTATCAAGTTTATCATGGAGGTACCCTATCTCTGCATATACAGGATTAAGGTCTGTCTCCTTGTTGATAGTCTGGATGACAGTCTCTTTGACAATCGTAGGTTTCTCTATAGTGGTACGTTCAACAATGTTGTTCTGAATGACAGGGGCCTTCACGACAGACTCTGCAATTATTTTCGCTTTAGAGAGGATGTCTTCTTCGTTTGGTACAATGAGCGCATCAACACGATTAGACACGTCCTGAGCGATTGTAGACGCTTCTGAGACCTGTTTTTCTACGTCCACCTTCTTAGCAGGGGCAACAAGCTCCTTAGCTTGACGATATTCCTCCAAGGTGAAACCTAACCTCTCCAGAGTCTTGAGTCGAACGAGGTCACGTACCCTGATGTACTCTTCACTGAATATATCAATACCCTCAACAATAGCCTCCTTTTCAAGCTCGGAATAGATTTCCTTTAATAGTCTTCCTACTTTTTTAAATTCAGCGGATGTCATTTTGGAGTGCTTGTGTTAAACCCAACAGTGTTAAGGCCTGTCAGAATAAGAAGAAGAAGTAAATCTGCATCTTTTGAATTTTCAAAAGTTTTCATAGTACTGTCTAAAGACATAGGCATTGTAAGCCTTTTCAATGTACTAAGTAGGGTTGGCTTGTTTCCATCAAAATCTTTACCTTGTAGATAATCAAGTGCTGCTCCAAATGGGGGTGAAAGTTTACCTTCTGCAAACTGACCAAGTGCTGATGCGCGAGAGAGTGCGCCAAACTTCCCTGAATCAAGGTCTATATATTTTCCTTTTTGGGTACGCATATCACCCGTTATAAGTCGTGTAGCCAATACGACAAAACTTCCCATTTTTCCAGATATGTCTACCCAAGAATCACCAACCTTAATCTTTCCAAAGTTTGTGCTTGTTGGGTCTTCTTCTGTTTCAAAGCCGAGTGCATTTGCTGTTGCCAACACTGTTGCAACAGAAGCAACAACTTTTAAAAGATTCTGTGCAGCAACTTTTTTAACAAATGGAGTTGCCTTGGGGTCCATCAGGTGAGATGTTAAGAAATGGATATTAGAAAGTGCAAATCGTGGAGAGAAAAAAGCAACATTGATGGTATTACCTACTGCTTCCCATTTACCCAGTCCAGCACGACCAGACAATACGTTTGCTAGTGACCCAATACCTTCGAGTGTCTCGGCATCAGTAATGTCCAGACCAGCTTTCTTTGCTTTCTCAATATACAAATCGAACATTACAGCACGAGATCTGAGTGCAAAATTTTGAAAAGCATGATCTGACGCAGAGAAAAGTCTTCCAATACCTGGAATACGACTAGGAATAGCTGTCGGGTATACTTCTTCATTGCCAATACCTGTAGCAAGTTTTGCTTTTGCGTCTAACCCATTACGAGCGTTTTTCCGAGAGTATACCCATGCTTTAGTTGGTAGAACAGCATCTTCATTACGAAGAGAAGCGGGGATTCCTTTAAGAACTTCTTTAATGATACCAATAGTTTTTACTGGATTAGTTAGAAGCATCTTTGCCCCTTGAATACCAATAAAGGAGAGATCCCCTGTCGCTGTCATGGATTTTGTTGCTCCTAATGCATCCTTGATAAGTCCAGCCTTATCATTCTTCATTCGTTCTACAAACGGGGAAACATTCTCAAGCTTTAGGTCTTCCATATACTTCTTGAAGAGGGCGAGTGAGGTGCCGTATTCAAGGACGACAGGAGATCCATTTGGTGCGTTTTCTGGGATGGCCGCTTTCTTTGTTGCCACATCACCTGCAAGCTCCACGAGAGTTGCTGCTTCCTGTGGTGTCACATTTACCCCAAGCTTCTTTTCCACAAGGTCTTCAAGAAACATATCCATCTCATCTGGGGTAAGCAGTTCAGCATTTTTCTCTATCTTTGTGAGAGTATCTCGAAGAGCTGGACTTTTTTCTCCAAGGACTTCTTTTGCCCAATTTATCATTGCCTGTTCTTGGTTCTTCAAGAGTAGTTTTTGTTCAAATGCTGTATTAACTTTTTTTGCATTTTCAGCACCAAGAAATGAGAAAGCTTCACGCCTCTCCGCGCTTGTCATCTCAGATAACTTTGAAGGTGTTAATTCTCCTGAAGAAAATTTACTTCTAAGAATGTCTGCTGCAAATTTAGGAAGACAAAACATACTAACATTCTAAACTTTTAACAAAATCATTCCATGTCTCCTTGCTGATAGGTTCTCGTTTTAATTTGGGCTTGAGTTTTCTAACTTCTTTCTTAACATCTACATTTTTTGCTTCAGCTTTAAGTTCGCGTACTCTTCGCATAGCTTCAATTGGGTCAGCATCAGTCTTTACCATTTCATCAAATGATTTAAGGCTCTGGGCAATATCTGAAGCTGGTGCAATGCGAGAAAGACGATTCCCGAGTTCGTAGTCCTTTTCTCTGATAGATTTTTGTTTGAGTTCTTTCCACACTGAACCAGGCTTGATGTCATTAGGAAATCGTTCTCCTCTACCAAGCATTTGTTCAGCACGTACAGGGTCAGCTTTGACAAACTCTTCTGCACTTTTTAGGTTCTCCATCATATTCATCCGTTCTTGAAATGGTACCTCTGCGTTTAGAGTCATTCCCTTTTGAGCTGCGTCTCGTTGAAGTTTGAGTGCTGTTTCAGATTGAAACTGGGTGTACCCTGGGGACTGATTTGTTTCAGTTTTAATACCAGCTTCTTTCTCAATGATTCTATTCGCAATTTCTTCACGCGCTATGAATCTAGTTTCACTACGTGGACCAGTACTTAAAGAAATCCCTTGTGGTTTTTGTACATTTGATGCCACAGGTTCTCGTACTGGTTCATATACAAAATCACCCTTAACAGAACGAGTCGTTGGTTCTATTTGGATCACCTTTTCGTTAGTCTTTGCTTTACTTCCAAATTCAATAACAGGCAAGCTGTCAGCTGGTGGGTAGTACTCACCTGCCTTATTTTCAATAGGAACTTTACCGATAGGATTGTTGGCGTTTATAACGCGAATATTACCTGTTCGTTTTGTTGTTCCAAAGGTGGTTGATTCTCCAGTAGACTGTACTGGTACGGTACGAGTTGGATCAACTTTTTTCATTGAGTCTAGAAGGATAGTACTTCGATCCCTGATACCCTTGTATGTAGCACCTGTTGCTTTACCTGCAATTGCCATACCTACCAAGGAAGCCAACTCGCTCACTACAGGGTCAAGTCGTACCTTTAGATCATCATCTAATGATGATCCATAAAGGGCATCCAGAGCGACGCTTGATGCTCCTGTACCTGCAGCTTCAAATATTTTATTAAATCCATCAGCAAAATGTCCAACAACAGGAACAGGGGTAAGAGTGTTTATAAGTGAGGAGACCCCAGCAAAAGCTGAATTAACTATTCCAACACCTGCACCCACGGTCTTCACTCCAGCGTTGACAAGAAAACGATCTTTGTAATTGGGTTCTGTATACGCATCCATCATCTCATTAAGACGTCGAGAGGTGTCGTCTATTGTGGAACTCCAAGTCTCCCAACCCCTTTTTGCAGGTTCGTCGGAACCAAAAGCCAACTTCCACCCTTTTGGTGTTGAGGGTTTTTTAAGAACATCTAACGCAGCAAATCCTGCTTTCCCTATAGAATATAGAGGTTGTACGACTGCTTTTTGAAATAAAGAAGTTTTAGGTTTTGAATTTCCAGCTAATTCAATCTGATATTGCGAATAAACCGAGGACTCGGATGTTTTTCGTTCCTTGAGATAAGAGTCATATACACTCATATATTATTCAGATGCAGCCTTAGCTATTGCCCAGTCTCTAAAGTCGGGATCAGTCTTATATTTCTCAATGTCACTAGCAGTAGCACCTGAGCTGTAAAGGTAGGTAAGTCCTGCTGAGTAGTTTGTGTCAGTCACCGTATTGCCAGTATCTTTGGAGCCTGTACCAGGACCAGCGACTCGCATACGAAGTTCATTAAAGGTGCTGTCGAGATTAGCTCGACTAGTTTGAGATCCCTTAGACATAGCCGCAACGTATGGATTTGCTTCATCAGTAGAACTCATCGCCCAAATAGCATCACGAATGTCTGCTTGTTCAGCTGTAGTGTAATCAGTGAGTGCTGCCTGCCCATTAAGAACCATAGCGGCACGACGTTTTGATTCAGTAGAACCTACTCCTGTTGTTTTAGCAATTGCACCAATCTTTCGGGAGGCTTCTTCAAATGAATCCGTGATCTTTAATCCAGCTGTAGGGTACTTCATCATATACTCACCTATGAGAGTTTTCTGAGCAACGTTTTCTTCATGTTCTTGCTGTGCAATAGCCATCTGATTCTTGAATGCATCAGCGTAGATACTCTGTGTTCTCTCAAAATTGTCTTGATTGATATTGTAAAAAGTAGTGAACATGTCCATCTTAAACTTGGTGTCAGCGGTAGCTGCATCAATGGCATCATTCACATAGGAACGAGCTTCAGCAAAGTTACCCTGTTGTGCCTGAAGGGTTGCTGCCTTAGATGAAATGTTTGCAGAGATTTCGTTGAGTTTAGGTGCAGCGTTTCTTTCAATCTGAGCAGTCTGATTGTTGATGAAGTTCATTGAACCCATCTTGTCATTAGTCTGAGCAATCTGCTGGTCACGTGCAGCAACAATAGCTGCGTAGTCATTATTGAGAGACTCGATTTCTTTTATACCTGCTTCCTGCTTTGCAAAGTATTTTTGTACGTCCATACCAGTGTCCTGCCATGCTTGATCACGAGCTTCAGTTGGAGAGGTAAGATTCTCACCGTTCTTACCAAGGATCTTATCCATGAACGTTTGCTGTTGCTTTTGGTTTTCCTTTTCACGTGCAAGAAGTGCTTCACTCTGCTTCTGTTGCAATTCAGCAAGTCGTTGATTTTCAATACTGAGTCCAGCTATACCTGCTATAGCATTAGTTGGGTCAACAACATCTGGCATAATGTCAGGCACTTGTGTAGCACTGAGGCGGGTGATCTGATCAGCTGAGAGAGGAGCTTCTGGTTTCTTGAGGAGTTCAGTTTGGAAATTAGATCCAGCAAAAGGTGTTGCTCCCTGTGCAGTAGTCTGAGCGTTCATTGCCTGTGCTCTTGCTACGGTAGTAGCTACAGATTCCTTTGGAGCAGAAGATGAATTTGTCTTTGATGGAGTAGAGGGTTTATACGCAGACCCAAGCATAGCCTTTGCACGAGCAACAGTCTGTGCAACTGTTTCTTTTCCACTAGAAGAAGATGACGATGATGAAGAAGACTTTGCTTTATCTTTAGCATTCTTTTTAGCAATAGCAACACTGACCCGCTGTTGCATCTTTGATTTCGTTTTAGACGTAGCCATATATTGGATAATTATATCATGCGGTATTACGCAAGAAGTCTTCCGACTATTGATTTACCTCTACGTCCATTCTGTCCATTAGTTCCATTACGTGCATCGCCATCAGTACCATAACTCAATCCTCTTGTTCCCCCAGTACCACCATCACCTCCTTGTGTCTGTACATCAATACCATTGTCAGTGAATGTGCCCGTACAAAGCATGTACACATCAGCACCATCTGAACCATTACCACCATTACCACCTACACCTCCTGTTGAATTTGTAGATGAATCTCCATCACCACCGTTTCCACCAGCACCACCATCCGCACCAAACGCTTTTACGGTTCCATCAAGTGTCATATTTCCACCAACATAAAGGAATAGTGGGATAACACCGTTAAGTCCACTACCACCAACACCTCCTGCACCGCCATCGTCTCCAGAACCAACACCAGCAGTTCCTCCATTACCTCCAGCACCACCTACGAGACCCCCAGTTCCACCATTACCCCCCGCCCCTGGAGCACCCGATCCACTACTGTTACCTCCATTACCTCCTGCACCTCCATTCCCCGTTCTTCCATTACCTCCAGCACCACCGTTACCAGCAGAGTTGGCAGCTCCACCTGCACCTCCTGCACCACCATTTACATACCCATGTCCTCCATTACCACCTACGCCACTAGTATCTCCAGTTCCCCCATTACCACCAGCTCCACCATTACCACCACTTGTACCACTATCTCCACCATTGCCACCATTACCACCCGCATTGCTTTCATTTGCTCCTGCACCTCCGTTTCCACCGTTACCTGTACCTGTTCCTGCACCACCACCACCTCCGTCACCACCGTTTGTACCTAGACCAGCCCCACCAGCTCCTCCTGCACCACCGTTTACACCACTGGCATTAGAACCAGCTGAACCAGAAGTACCTCCAGATGAAGCACCTCCACCTCCTCCACCTCCTCCTGTAACTCCTGTTGTACCTACGACTCCTGGATCGCCATTACCACCTGAGCCTGTTCCTCCTGCACCTCCTGTACCCGCACCAGCTCCTGTTCCTGATCCACCATTACCTCCATTTCCACCAGTATAAGGAGAATCACCTCCAGTACCACCATCTTGAAGCGCATCATTTTGATAACCAGAACCACCTTCTACAGTGTAGACACCGACTACAGAACCAACTCGTGTAGTAGACGCAAAACGCAAGTCTATGATGCCTGTGGCATGCATTGAAAAATCACCATCACAGATTATGGTTGCTGGTCCGTTACCTGTAAAAGAAAGAACACCTGCTGCACCTATGCTTATTGAGTCATAGTGGTAAATAGTTCCAGGTGTCACATCAAGAATGGTAGAACCAGTGACATTGAGCACGCCCAAACTAACAGGGATCGGACCAGCTGATGTTAAAGGAATACCATAGATTTCCAGTCCTGTTGCCTGAATTAGACCATTGGAATTAAATCTCCATCCTGTTTGACTCTTAATGAAGTTAGACGACTGGAGTGGTTTACCGATTGCGGATATACCAGAACCGCGTTGTGCGAGTGGGTCAGTTATCTCAACAGTTTCATCCCACATCTTAGGCTCACTCACAGGTGGAGCTGCATCCTGTACGTCTGGGTTAGTTACGTAATTGTCCATGTTATTGCTCTGAATTACCAAAGATACGGATACTCTTTACCTTTACGGGGTTGGTAGTAGATCCAGCACTTGTATCAGTTTGAACTCTAAAGTTCTCCGTAAGCTTTCCATTAAGGTTGTATACGCAAGATGTAGCTGCCCCGAGTTTTGCAAAAGAGATTGTATCGGTAAAGATGGTGACTCCTTTGTTGTTTACCAAAGACCATGCAAGAGAAGCCCCTGAAGCTAGTTGCTCAAAAGTAAAGACAACGGTATCAATGCGTGACAATCCTGTAGATCCCGTGACATCAAAGATCAGGGTCTTGTAGAGAGAGTTCACATCGTATCCAGAAAACTGCGCTAGTTTAAAATTAGTACTCTCTGTGGATGCAAGCATCGGTGTCCCAAAAGGACAGGAGAGTGCTCCAACAGTTGAGTACCCACCGTCAGCTATTTGGAAGAGTCGTACAGGAAGTTCTTTATCCCCAGAACCAAATGCGTATACCAAACCTGAAGATACCCACAATATAAAATCCTTGTAGTCAGTGATCTGCCCAAATTCAGGCAACGATCCCGAGTAACTCGCAATATCAGAGATTGCTCCTCCGTTCACATATGCCAACTTGTACCCTCCTGTAGATGTGACATCTTGGTAGAAGACAAAGAGGACTCCATTCTTTACATGAGAACCACCAGCCGTTCCCATAAGTTTCACTTCAGCTTCCCATGAGTTAGTTGTTCCATCCCAGAGGAATACAGAAGCATTGTTCTTGTTTGCACCTGTCAGTGAAGGACGGTTAGCAATCAACCAAAGACGATCAGAGTTCCAGGCAATCGACTGTGCAACGGTACCTGTAGGTACATCGAGAGCTGTAGGCATCAGTGTTGTTCCGTCATAAGAAGCGATGTACCGTCCATTCGTTATATACATTACATCGTTTCCACCCACGATCATCTGATGAGGAACCCCACCCTGGAGTGCAGCAAAGCCTGAAGGTACAGTTGACCCCCAGTCATCATCAAAGGTTGATGCAAGGTCATACTTACCAATGTCTCCAGCAGAACCTGAATGGTTATATGAGTAGTAAAGATTTCCTTGGTAGACACAGACATCCTCTCCATCTTCTCCTGTTACTCCAGTCTTATCGATTGTATGAGGCCAGATACCAGTGTTTATTACAGCCGTTGAGCTGATCTTCTGTAGCTTATTTCCACCAACACCAAAAGTAACGTCAGCAGATACTGCTTCGTCTAGGATTGAGTTGAGGAGCGTAGTGACTGCTCCTGCTTGTGTTCCATTAGTTAAGTTGGCTAGTCCAGGACCCTGAGTGAACCATGCTGGAGAAGTGAGGTCCACGTTAGTCATATCACCTGCCTGGTTCTTGTTACCATAACTAGGATAGGTACCCTGGTTATACCAAGCAGGAGCAAACCCACCAAGAAAGTCATTTATTTCTATAGACCACTGAGACATGCTAGAGGTATTTACGCCATCCCTTGCGAGCACCTGGCTTTATAGCAGTCTTCACTTCAGAAGCTGCCTTTGAGTAAAAGCGAATCATCCCTTGTTCAAGACGATCTTTCTGGACAGTGAGCCATTGGCGTTGTGTTGCATCCTGAGTGAAATCAATAGCACACGCATAGGAAAGGATGCGGTGGAAAGGTTTAGCAAACCCTGGTTCCGTTGTGGTCGCAGATACCGCTAGATCAGTAACGGATTTATCCATGTAAATAGTGAGACCGTTGGTGAGGGTTACTGAACCAGAGAGAGGGATTGGGTATAAAAGAAGTGATCGCCCTGCGAGTTCATAAGCTACAGGTGTTCCTCCAGAACCTCCAAGGTACTCTGGAAGTGCAACTTTAGTTTCATCAGGGTCTAGTGGTTCTAGTTTAAGCCAGTTTCCACTACCATCCATAATTTCAACACGATTAATACGCATTGCGGTGGTTGGCAACGTGTAGTCCTGTTGGTTATGTACTAGTGTCGTGTATGCCTTGTTAAGTGTTGTAGCGTTACCATCCTGGAAATGCCATCCTCCGTCTGATTCCCAGATAATACGAGCCACATCCGCATACGCGATGTTCATATTCCTACGCTTATTCGCAGGGGTATAGGTAGCAGAGGTTGATCCGCAGAGAAAATCAATATCTAGGTCTAGTGTTGATACGTCCATGGGCAAATTATACCATGGGGAAAAAAGTCAACTCTTTCTACTTCAGATGAAAGTGATCCCACTGCAACACCGTATCAGCCTTAATGAAGTCCTTACTCCGCTTAGTGAGTAGACGTTCCTTTAATCCTGGCCAGATTCCTGTTCCTGGACGTTTGTAGGTGATCATGTCTTCAGTGATCTGTGTGTTCGGTGGAATATCTACCTTAGAAACAATAGAACGCTTGTCGTACTTACGAGTCTCGGTCTCTGCCTCAAAGATAAACTTCTCAGAAGAACCCCTGAGTGTTTCAATACGTCGTGCGTTATCCACAATCTCCTTGAGTTCAGTTGGATCAACAGACAACCAGTGGTCAGCACTTTTATCGAGACCCTTGTCTACCGTGTAGTGCTTCTCCACGACTTCAGCACCCATAGCAACCGCGATAGATGTTGAGAACGATCCCATCGTATGGTCGCTAACACCTACAGGATTGAATGGATATTCCTTCTTGATCGTCTTTATGAGGTTGTAGTTGGCATCCTTCTCTTGGGTTGGGTAACAAAGGGTGCAGTGGAGAATGATGATCTGTTCATTCCCTGCGTCCTCAATGGTTTTGATAGACTCTCGGATCTCCTGCATACTCGACGCTCCTGTTGAGAGAATGATCGGCTTATTGTACTTAGCGATATGTGCAAGGTAGGGGAGTACACTCATATCTGAGGATGCGACCTTAAACGCCTTCATGCCGATTGAGTTCAGGTAGTCTGCTGCTTCAAATGAAAATGGAGTTGAGAGGAACTCAATATTGTACTCTTCGCAGTATTTGATCAGTTCTGGGTACCACTCGTATTTAAAACCCTCTAGTGCTTCGTATGCTTGATACTGATCAAGTCCCTCATCTACCTTTGACTCCGCATCCCAAAACTTTGGTGTCCCTTTAACAACTAGTTCACTAGCGGTATAGGTCTGGAATTTGATTGCATCTGCTCCTGCCCATGCAGCTTTACGGATTCCTTCCTTTGCTCGTTCTAGTGATCCATTGTGGTTGACACCAAACTCCGCTATCACGTATGTCCTCCCTGTACCTATTTCCTTAGATCCAATTTTCATACTTTTTTAAATAAAAACCAACGTGCTTGTTCAAGCAGTTCTAATAAATCTTTTTTTGTAGGGGGCTTCTTCTCATCAAGAATGATCGACATTTCTCTCGTGTCTCCATCTCTATTGAGAATCAGTTTTAGCGTATTCATTTGCTTTTTGCTCCCATTCTTTCCTGTCCAACGTGTGTGTTAAAGATGTCTCTAGTTGTCTGTAACGATACAGTGGCAGTCTTAAATGGTACCCATCAAAATTACTTATATACCTCTTTAATAAATCGAAATCCTCTGCATTTCGAAGTTTAGGATTATAGAGCCCCAGTGCCTCAAGGTACTGTTTACGGAACATGATACCTGCACCATGACGTAACAACAAGTCAAGGGTGTTAATATCCACACGATCAATGATCTTTTCATCCTTATCCACACGAAGGTGATCGGTGTATACGAACCCTATGTTTTGATTCCAATTAAGGACTTCCGATAGAAATAAGATGGTGTTCTCATTGATATAGTCGTCTGAGTCTACGCGTATGATGTACTTGCCTACAGCCTTTTTAATTCCTTCATTTGAGGCATTGGCGACTCCACCATTCTTTGGAAGATAGACTGCCGTTATGCTGTCACCAAAGCAACTGATGGCTTCCCTGCTGTCATCTGTAGAAGCATCGTCAACAACGACGATTTCATAGGAACCCTTTGGTGCCGACTGCTTCAGACACGAACGAATTGCTCTCCCGATATAGTCCTGATTGTTGTAATTACAAATTACGATTGAAGTTTGAATTGACATACTGCTTGATCGAATGACTCTTGAGTTTCTATTTCTATACTGTGATCGACTAACAGTACCTCTGGGTTTGGTTTGTACGGATCTTTGTAGGTGAGCAACCGTGTGGCTGAAAAGCCTCGTATGGAACCGTTTACTTTGTTGTGCTGGTCTTTGTAAACATCTCCGTGTGTCATTGGGTAACAGGTCATCACCTCGGGAGCACCTAATTCAATGAGGTACTTCACCCGTTCAATGAGTCCTGGGTGAATAGTTGGGTTGTTTGCGTGAACAGCTACAACCCCAAAAACCTCCCCCATCTCTTGATACGCATGTTGAAAGACAGGTATATCTGGTACATCACCACAAAGTTCCTCTCCACGCTTGATGGGGATAGCCCCAGCATCTTTTGCAATCTGTAGAATAACTTCGCTATCGCTAGAAACATATACTTTCTTAAATAGTTTAAGACACTTCTCTACGTTCCAGAGAAATGTCGGTTTGCCATTAAAGTCCTTTAGATTTTTTCCTGGGAGTCTTTTTGACGTTCCCTTTGCTAACAACAGGGCTACAACTGATCTGTCCATCGGCGACAAGTCTTTGGATGTGGTCGTAAGTGAGTTCGTAATTAAGTCCGAACTCGAGGCAGAGGGAACTGAAAGTCCTGCTACCATCCATGGCGTAGATGAAATAATCCCACGCGAGGTTTTGAGGTTTCCCACTGGATTGGATCCCATATTTGCTCCTGAAGAGGGGTCCTGTGAATTTTCGTTCGGGGATGAAGTCTTTTTCATAGTATTCTATTATCTTAACAATTGCCTTCTGCACATGCACCATCATTGAGTAGTAAATGAACTCAGGTGTGTCGTATGAAGTATGATACTTGTTGTATGGGTGCGAGGTAAACATGATCCCTGGGATACCAATCTTTGGATCATTAAAGACATACTCATCTGACCCTGTGTCACAGCGGAATGCACCCTGTCGGTATCCTCCCATACCACGGAGTGCAAGTGCTGCAATCGTGTTGATACGTGATGTCTTATCGAATGACCATTGGAGCATTGGTCCACCATCGTGGCTGTTTCCGATGGAGTCAACGGCAATCATAAACTCCACTTTGGAGATGTCTTGTGTATTCGCATATGCGATAGATCCTATAGTGCTCGGACAGAACACGATTTTAATGGTGTGATCGTACTGCCCAGGTTTGATGTAGCTCACAAGGTCAATGAGTGCCGCTACACCAGAGAGGTTGTTGTTTGCCTGGAATGGTCCGTCGAGGTGTGCAAAGAGCAGTATCTCTCGGTCAGTCTTTCCTTTGATGGTATGTGTCGCTACCTTCATGGTGCCAGGACGATACTCAGTATCAATGTGGACTCTGTACTTCCCCTCTTTCAGTAGACAGACTGTCTTGTCACCCTCCTTCTTGTAAATCTTTATCTTTGGAATGCATACTCCCCAATCCTTTTGGTAGTATTTGTGCTCGTAGAGGTACGCAGAAGGTTGTTCGTCTGAGTAGTGGAGATGTTTCTTTAGCGTATCCAGATCAACTAATCCCGTGAAGGGTAAAGAGCCAACAACGAGAGAGAGTGGGTGACTTTTGTAGTCAACAAGACGTTCACCCTCAAATTCAACATACGCATCACGAACAATCCATTCATCGGGGACAGTCCATGTGCCTACCTGTGTTCCGCTAGGGAACTCAAGCACATCGAGTGGAATGAGTTTATTTATGTAGAGGAGTGCATTATCAAATCCTTCTCCTAAGAGACACCTATTGAATCCATACAAGTCTTCAATAATTTGTTTCATACTACTTATAGACAGCAAACTGTCGGAGTGAGACTCCAATAACTTCTGACTTTACAGTTGGGTTCTCTGCGAGCCAATTATCCACAGCAAGCTTTACGCCTGGGTGTACAGGGTAGTCGTGGATGAGAATAATGCCTCCCTTAACCATCTTTGGGAAAAAGTATTCAAGTCCTGCCTTTGTTGGTGGGTAGATGTCCGTATCGAGGTGAACAAACTTAAATGACTTGCTCGTTATCTCCTTTGCCGTATCAGGGAATTTGCCCTTGATGATCTTTGCCTTAGCATCATCCTTGAAAAGCGCAGTAACTGATTCCTCAGTTGTTGCACAACCACCTAATTCAAAGTGTGGAATGTCGCTCTCGTGGAGTTCAGGAAACCCTGCGAATGTGTCGAGAAGGAAGATCTGGTCTTCAGGAAGTTCCTCACGAATGATACGTGCGGTTCCTCCGTTGAATACTCCTACTTCTACAACGTCTCCTTTGAGTTCCTTTGTTCGTGCAAGAAGACCGCGAATAAGTACTTGTTCTTCTGGAGTCTGGTAAATGTGTGTTCCTTTGTATTCTATTCTCATATTTTTTTAAGTGTAAAGTGTAATTGTCCCTGTACCTCCTCGTTTTTGACGATTTCAAACGCTGGAAGTGGTACTTCGCTTCTTTGATATGCTTGGACCTTTTCCTGTTGCCAGAATGATTTATGTCCAGGGAATACAGCCCCAATAGTAGATGCGTGAGGACACCAAACATCTATCAACCCCTGATGCTTGATGACTCGTAACATTTCTCTCAAAAAATCCATAGCCTCGTCTTCGTCTAGGTGTTCAATGAAGTGAGATGAGAATATATTCGATACTGAGTCATCAGGGAAAGGAAGTCCTTCCCTTACATCCCACACCATATTGCCATTGATATTACGATTATCAATGTTGATGAAGCCCTTTCGGAAATCATCACCAGAACCGATGTTCAGTTGAATGGGTTCCTTGTATTTAGGAAACTTTCTCATTGAGGATGACGTTAATTATTGCTGACGTAGGGTCAGCTATATCTGTGCCTCCATCTAGGATAGCAATTTCTTTTCTCTCTGTCTCGAGAAGTTGTGGATTATTCACATGCTTCATGATGACTTTCCCCAACTGTTTAAGATCCTTTACACGTTCACAAGCAGGAGAATAGGTTCTTTGGAAGAGTTTGTGACGGTCATCCCCTGCACATGCCTTTGGTACCCAGATGTCTGCGATAATGACAGGAATACCCATGATTTGAGCTAATAATTCAAAGGTACCTTCACTGATAGATACAACGGCATCAGCTTCTTGGAGGACCTTTATGGCAACGTCTAGGTGTCCAGGCTTCATACGATTTGAGGCAACTGGGTTGTCGTAGTTGTGGGATTGGTGTTCTCCATGGAGTATCTTCGTGATGATCTTCACCTTCTTCTGCCATGGCCATCTGCTATTCACGAACTCACGGAGCGCATTACGCACCATGAAGTTCTCTGCTACTTCTTGATCCCAGTGTTCAGGGGCAAAGACAACATTGATTCCATCATGGGGAGTACGATGTTTGATGTGATGTGTTATTGGAGTACCTGTAACGTGTATCTTTTCACGTGGAACACCACACGACATCAAACGGGTGACATCGTTCTCTCCCCACGCACAGATAGCGTCAGAGACAAGTGCTTCATTGAATGGTGGGTAGATACGAGAAACACCCCTCCTGCCATGTTGCATAAGGATGACTCGTTTCCCTGCATTCTTCCATTTCTTTACCAACGGTTTCCATCCACCGAGATCAGACTCCTGCCACACAATGACGATGTCTGCTTTCTTCCACGTCTCTGTCTTTCCATCCAGTGGAAGAAGTGTATGCCCTTGATGTACTAGTTCCTTCTCTACGTCAGTAAGGACGTTGTTGAAATCAAAGGAGAGGATGTTCATCAGCGTGTCTGGTTAAGCACCTTCAACCCCCATTTACTAGGGCGTTGGCAGGCGGTTTCCCAATCTAATCCTATCGCTTCGACAGAACGATTCTTATGGACCCATTCTCGTTGCTTCTTAAGTGTCTTCTCTCGGAACTCCTTATCAACAATGAGCTTCTCGAGTTTGTTGTACCAATCCTTATGGGTATTCTTTGCGACGTAATCCACTTCTGTGTTGTATGGTTCTACGTCTGACGCGAGGGTAACCGTACCGACTGACGCATACTCATAGAACTTGATGTTTGATTTGCCACGGTTGAACTCTGTATCTTCAAGTGGTGCGAGTCCAATGTCTAGGTCACACATTGAGAGTGTCTTAGCGTGGAGTTCTGGTGGCATAAAGGGAACGTGCCACATGCGCGTACCTGAAAGTTGTTCTGCAAATCCGAGTGCTGCTTTGTAGTATGGTGCCTTCTCTGGTGCGTAACCACTCTGGAGTATCTTTCTGTATGAGTATAGTGCTGCTTCGAGTGGTTCTCCTACAAGTCCGTAGAGGGTGAAAATGAAGTCATATTTCTTCTGGAGATCAGCAATAACACCACCTATAAGCTGAAGGTCTTTCCAATGTGACGCTGCACCCATGTACCCTACTTTGAGGATGTCCTCATTCTGGTGTGGGCGCTCACGGTAGTCATCGTAATCAATGCCGTTTGGACAAATGAATACAGTCTTCTTGAAGTGTTTCTTGAACTTCTTAGCGAGGACTGGGGATGGGGTGATTACTGCATCTGCTGCTTCAATCATTCCTTCGTACTGATCCTTGTGTGCATTTGATACGAGAACAGACGGGTTATCCTTTGCTACAGACCAGAAGTCATCATCCATATCGTAGAGAACTCGTTTACCGAGCTTCTTATAGTCGTACATGAACTTCACGGGATCAAACTGTTGTGGGTAGGCACGTCCGAAGATGACAACGTCTGGCCAGTTCATTAGGTGTTCTGGGATCTCGTTTCCGATAGCTACTTGCTTACATGCATGGCCTCGCTTTCCGAGTGCGGTGCATGGGGTTTGATTACGGTGCATCCAAATGCCTGACATATAGGACATTGGACTGTCCATCATAAATAGAACATTCATTGTATTTTTGTCAAGAACTCAATAAAATCTTTATTTGACTTAAGTTCACCTTGCTTATCAGCTAGTTGCTTTCGCCCCTTTGCCATAAAATCAGCATCACCACCTCCAAGAAGTTTCTCTGTTAGATATTCCTCTAAGATTGTGTTTACTTCAACAAGGTATTCGTATTGCTCCTTTAGTTTATTCTTTGCTTTGCGTCTAAGGTACTTCCGCTTGATATTGTTGAACATATTGTAAGTTATCCTCACTCTGCCATGCCCCCTCCCAGAGTGAGAAGAAGGGAGCATGGACAACTCTAATAAGACTAGAGGTTTACACCAGTGGTGTTACCTGAAGCGTTGATTGGCATGTTGATACCACGACTTCGGTTCTTAGAAAGGACGGTAGAACCGTACACTGTCCAAGTAATGAAGTTAGATCCAATCATGTCATCCTTCTTTCGGATTTCGAGAGCTGGCTGGCGAAGCATAGCTACGTCAATAGTTCCCTTCTTTCCGAAGTACACAGACTTTCCAGTTGTAGCTGAAAGACCTGTTGCGGTGACTCCACCTGCCCCTGGAGCAATCGCAGTCATCTTACCTGATGGCAAGTTGTTTGAGATGTACACCTGGAAGCCCATAAAGTCTCCTGCGTATCCATTGCGGAGTGTTGCGTCTGCAACGTTGAATCCTACGTTAGCTGCCTTTACTTCGATGTAAGAAGCCATTGTTGGAGTAACGACTGCTACCCAATCTCCTGTCTCGTCAACGTTTCGCTGGCGGAGAACCTTACGTGCTCCTGCAAAGATGTTAACGATGTTTGCTGAACTAGCAGATACGGGGAATGCGTTTGATCCTGTACCGAGGATGTCTACAGTGTCAGCAGGAGTGAAGCCATCTGATCCAGTGATGTTTGCAAAAACATGCTGGTCGATAACATCCTTGAGCTGGTATGCAGCCTCAGTCGCAAGCTCACGAGCCTGGTCAACGTTTACAGTGAGTGATCGAGGATCATCAATGTAGAACGTAACGTGCTTGTAGGTTGAGACAATGAGGTTATCAAATGCCCAATCCTGTGGCGTTGCTGAAATGGTTGTACCTGGGGTGTAGGTCTGTGCTGACAACGATCCAAAGTAAGGAACGTGAAGCGTATCTCCGTACTTGAGAGTATCTGAGAAACGCATGTTCGCTACCTCGAGAGCAACGAGAGACTTGTACAATGGTACCTGGACCATTGATGACCAAATTTCTGGCTGTATCGCTGAAACGTCGTTGGTGATGACTTGAGTCATTTTACTAAAAAATTAGCGACTTCTTGTATTCCCAATACTACCGCGGTCTGCACGCGGTCTAAATTCTTTAAATAAGTTATTCTCTTTGAGAATCGCTTCCTTTTCAGAAAGTGATGCTGTTCGGAGTCTATCTGCAAGAGATCTAGGTGCGTCCTCGACTGCCTGTGTAGCATTAGGTCTGAGAGCATTCTCTTTTTCCTGCTTTTGGCGGTATGCCTCTTGCCAGAGTTGAAAATCCTCTCCTTGGCGAATCTCTGAGAGAGCCTTGCCTGAGAGTTTGTGCTGTTCCGCAAGGAACGCTTTCTCCCGAGCATCGAGTCCTTCAAGAGAGGTGCTGATGTCGATATAATCTTCAACAGCTAAAGGAACAGTGCCTCGTCTTGTTTGCTCATTGAGCTTTTCTTCGAGGGCTTTTCGTTCTGCCTCTGCCTTCTCAAATCTTTCTCGGTACTTCTCCTTTTGGACAAGTGCGCTTGTTAGATCTGGATTTGTAGCAGGGACTTCAACGGTAGGAGTTTCCTCAACTACTGTTGTTTCTGCGTTAGGGTCCAACTCAGAATCGAGTGAGTCTAACTCAGGGGTCGTTTGGAACTCATTCATTTTTTTACTTAGTTTAGTCTAATATATTCATGTTATAGACTTTTGTGTCTTGTACCAAATTATAACATACACGTTTTATGTATACTGGTTAGGGGTTTTATCCACAGTCTTCTTTTCTTCCAAGAAAGAAAAAATATCTTTGAGTACACCGAGTGCAAGTTGCTTTCCAACTGTATGTTCCCATGAGGTACAGGTAGTTACATCATTGATGATCTCATATTTCTCTTTAAGATACGCTTGAAGCGCCTTGCCGTGAGCAGAGGTAGCTAGTTGCTGGAGTAATTCTTTGTTTCGTGGATCTATCATTTAAACTGTGGACATCTGTTGACCTGGAAGTTGCTGTGAGAGTGCGGGTGCGGAGACTCCACCACCTGCTCTACCTTGCTGCATCTCTGGAGGAACCATATCCATAGGAGTCTTTACGGCAACATCAAGGTAGTCATTCATGTTGAGACCTCCATCTTCACCCATCGTGTAGAGGAACTTACGCTTTACTGGGTCTGTCGTCATGGTAGGGTCTGCAGTCATCGCTTGGAGGATGGCAAACAGTGTTGCTGATCGTACTCGGGTATCAACTGATTCACCCGTGATGTCTATGTCTACATCATATTTGATGTCTTTATAGAAATTGAGAGGAATCTTGATGATCTTTTCCTTTTCCTGCTTAATTGCCTCCTCAACTCCAATAGAAAGTGCATCTACTTCTGCAGTTGAGAGAATCTTTCCACTATTCACAGCAATACGAACTACTTCCTGGAAGGTAAGTTCGTCTTTAACCATAGCAATGTACTGATCAAGGTCCTGTCCAACGAGGCGGAGTGTATGTTCAAGAGTATTTTCCTTTTGGAATTGTGGAACAAGTACTTTATAGATCAGTTCTTTTACATCTAGGGCAACATTCTCCTGGATTCCTTCGAAGTATGAGAGTGTCTGTGATATAGCGAGGTTTGCTGATCCAAGTGGAGTACCTGCAGGGAGACGTTCACCCTGCACAACGTCGTATGAGAAGGTGAGTTCGTCACGGTTACGCATCCACTTCTGTTCCTCTTGGTTGAAGAATGCGAGGTTACGATCAGACATGTCGATCTGCGTGATCTCTGAATCTACATTGATGACTTCTCCGTTACGGACATCTGAAAGGAGGTTGCGGTTGATTGCAGAATCACGGGTTTGGAACACACGAAGGGCTGACCAGTAGCTGGTCTTTGTCTGGAGATTTGCAAGTTCATTCTGACGGATCTGGGGCTCAAAGAGTGTCTCAACCACACCAATGCCGAGCCAACGTCCTGATACTTTCTCAGCATGGAACTCCCAGTATGGTGTTTCCTTTTCCCACTTCTCATCAGAAAGAATCACTCCCGTATGTTCGACCTCAAGTTCTCCACGATGATCATAAGTATCTTCTCCCACATCAGCGATAAAGAGTCTGTGGTATTCGTAGTTTGTTCCTCCATCTTCATCTTCCTGGGGTACATCACCATAACGCTCGAATAGCTGGATATGTGAAGCCTTCTTCATCTGATAGAACTTCTCAATGGTCTCTTCAACGAGGTATGGACTCCACTTCATCTGTTTTGCAACTTTACGGAACTGGGGAACGGTGAGGTTGTGTACTTCGGTGACGTAATTCATCTCATCAATACACTCTGCAGTCGGTTCAACAATGAAGTTACGGAGGTCTACGAAGTATGGGGTACCATCAACGACCTTAAGAACGACCGTTCCATAGATAGGGAGTTCACGAAAAATGCGGTTGAGTGTCTTTCCAAACTGCTTATCGCGCATCCAGAACTTAAGATCACGTTCCATGAACCATGTCTTAGTAGGGTTACCTCCCCCCGCGGTAAGCATACGGATATTCTTCGTATCAAAGTCGATAGCCTTCGAAAATACTTTGCAAGGATTCTTTACAATATTTAAAAAGAATTTTCGATCTCCATCTTCATCAACTTTCCCTGACATGAACTCAGAGTTGTAATAAAAATATATCTGACGGAGAGTCTCATACTGGTTAAAGGTAAGACCAGGTACGACTTGAATCGGCTTCGTCTTGAAGTCGGTGATTTCTTCGTTAATTTTACGAAGTATAGGAACCATTATTTTCGTTTAGTAGTGCGGAGACTTGGCTTGAACTTGTTCTTCGTTGAATTACCTACCTTTGGGAACTTCTTTGCAAAAGCTCGAACTTCGTTTGCTACTTTATCTTTATTTTTCATGAATGAAATTTAAATTCTGCGTAATGGGCGCTTCACAGGAGTGGTCTTTCGTAAAGGAACAAGTGGAGCTTTTGCTTTTGTAGGTGTTGGTTTATATTGCTTCATTTGCTTTACGGGTTTTTTCATCATATGCAATTAACGCATCCAGCGTCGCTTATTCTCGGGTAAATCCTCTTCGACAACAACTACAGGTGGAACGACGACTACTTCTTCTTTCTTGGGAGTCAGAACTTCCTTAATCTTTTTGATTGTCTCTTTCATATGTCACAAATTATACCATGCAGAAATTTGTCAAATATACTGGGGACGACGTTTCGTGACAGGACGACTCTGAGCGGCATAGACTTCCATGATCTTCTCGGGGTCAAACTCCCAGTATGCGAGGAGCGTTGACATGATATCGTCATCATGAAACCCACGGGCAGCCCCCGCCCCCTGTTGCGTTGCTTCATTCGTCCACATGAATGACTTCATCTCTTCAATGGTTTTCCTATCGTAGATCTTTACTTGTCGGTTACGCAGTAGCTTCTGGAAGTGGGCAATGAGTTGCGACTTTGTTTCCCACGAAGTGCGGAATCCAAGCTTCTCCGTTTCAATGTCAGTCTTATACTCAAGCTGTTTACGACGGTACACCCGAAGGTCACGTA